GGTCGAGCTTCAACATGGCTTCCATGTCGTCCCAGCCAAAATGCACACCAAACGGCTGCCCGAAGGACACCGTGGTGTACCGGCGATCGACGGCTTGCTCCTGATAGTTCAGGCCTTCGGTGATTAGAAAGCGCTGGGGCAGCGGAACGCGAACGGTGTCGCCGATCGCGAAGTTCTTCTTGAACTCCTTGTTGTAGGTGGTGTTGAAGAACTGGATGATCTGGGATTTGTTCTTGAGAGTCCGCAGAGTCTCGGAAGCAACCCAGTCAGCAAAAATGAATTGGTTGGCCACTGTGTCCTTTTGCGGACGGTCTAGCCCGTCCGTGCTTTGAGGTCCCGGGCGTTGGCTTCGCGCTCATAGCGCGCGTAGTCGCCGTCGACCAGCGCCGCCTGCACCCTGTCAGCGGGCTCGGTATTTCTGGCACCGAGATCCGTGGCGGGCGAAGGGGCGGATGAGTGGGTCTTTACAGGAGTTCTCTTTTCGGGCTTGCCGAGCGAGTTCTCGATCGCAAGCAGTGCACGGACCGCCGCATACGCGGGTAGAGCCGCGATGCGCTTTCCTTCTGCACTTCCGTTCTCGCCGAGCTTGTAGAGAATTTCGGCGCCGTGTTCGGTCGAGGGGTCAAGGATGAAGCCGTCCATCGCGTTGGTGATGGGGGTGGCTTTGCTGAATGCGATTTCAGCGAAATCCGCGTGTTCCTTTTTCCCTGCCTCTACCTGCGCGTCCCAGCGATCGCTGATGACTTTGTCCGCGGCCGCCTGCGTCTGCGCCGTCTCGCGAGCGGCGATTGCCTGGCCGGCACGGAACTCGATCATCTCGTCGAGCCACGCTTCTTTGGCGTCGTCAAACTCGCCGTAGCTGGCATAGACGTCCGAGCCGTCTGCTTTCTTGTCGGAAAGAAACGGCTTCTTCGGCGCGCCTGCCTGCGCAGCGACTCTCTTCTCTACGGGCGGTTCTACCTTGGCTGGGGGCGGCGGATCCCCTTTGTCGCCTGCGGCGGCCGCGGGAACGTACTTCCCCTGCAGCTCTGCCTTCTGCCTCAATAGGTCCGCGATTTCGGCGGCGAGTTCGGCTTTGCGATCCTCACCTGTCCTCGGTTTCCTTTGCTCCTGTACTGGTTTTCCGGTTGCCGCGTCCGGTGCGGGGTCGGCATTATCTTTCGAGGGCGCCGCGGCCTCGGGTTTGGTCGGCTGTGGTGGTGCTGCTTTGCCCTCGCGGGCGTTTTCGGCTTGCTCGTAAGAGGCAAAGTCGTTAGCGGCGAGAGCGTCGCTGGAGGCTGCTTCTAGTTCTTCAGGAGTGGACGAGGCTCCGTTGTTTTCGTCGTTCATGAATGCTCCTTGGTTGCGGCGTGTGGTCGCGCGCCGCGCGCGGGGTGTTACTCGAAAATCGTTATGCGGCCTTCTTAGGCTTGGGCTTCGCGGCCGCTATGATCGCCGCGGCTTTCTGTGCCCGCTTGGCCTGGTCGGCTTGGTGAACCTGGTCGGCGCTTTGTGTCTCTGTCGCGTGCGCCTGGTCGGAGGCCTGCGCGCTCACCTCGGCATTCTGATCGCTCGCCTGCGATGCGGCCGCGGCGTCGCGATCCGCCTGCGACTCGCCGGCCTCGTGCGCCTGGCCGGCGGCCGTCATGTTGATTTCGTGCGCCTGGTCGACCTTCTTGTGGACGATGCCGAGCTCGTGTTCGAGCTTGGCCAGGGCTTCCTGCGAATTGATCGTCGCGAGCCCGAGGACGCGCTTGGTCTCTTCCTGCATCGCCGTCTCTTTGAGGCTCGTGGCGTTCTTGTCGGCCGCGATCTGCTGCTGGCTCGCCAGCTCGGCCGTTTTGCGCTCGGCTTCCTCGTGGAGCTTCTGGGCGAAGGCCTCGGTGGTTTGAAGTTTCTGCGTCAAGCCCGCGATCTGCTGCTGCGTCTGTGCGGGGTCGCTCGGATCCGGTTGCGGATCGAATGCTTTGGCGATCTCATCGCCGATCGGTCCGAGGTTCTTCAGCTTGACGCCCAGCGCGATCACTTTCGGCGGTACGCCCTTCATCTGCATCAGGCCGTCGACGAAGTCGTTTACGGCATCGCGGCCGCTTTGCTCACCGGGCCCGACGCTGATGGTCGTGGCGTGGTCGCCCTCGGAGGTGTGGAAAGCCGGTCCGGGCTTGCCCTGTGCGTCCGGCGCGCCGGGCTGGTTGATCTTAATCGAGGAGTACTCGTCGGCCGGCGATCGGCTGCCGACTTCGCGCGGCGTGTCGTAGCACCACGTGAGGCCCTGTTCGAGCATTCGGCCGACGCGTTGCAGGCCGCGCTCGTAGTTCGAGATGAAAACGAACGTGCCCTGGCTTTCCTGGCGGTCGAGCGCCTCAATTGCCTTGCCGCTTTTGGCGTCGGCGTTCTGCGATCGCTGGCCGTTGAGCAATCCGCCCACGCCCATCGCGCTCTGGATCGCGAGCCGGAAGCTGGCTGCAGCCTGCTCGAAGGACTGAATCGGCGGCTCGTACGCCTGGCGCTGCGGGAGTGGCAGAACCACCGGACCGCTGGCGGTCTGCGTGGTGACCGGCTTCACTTCGGCGTAAGCGACCGAGACCTTGTGGAGCTTGGCCCACGGTGTCTCTGTGTTGAACTGGCCCTCGTAGCCGATGTACGGCACTTTGGGGCTGAGCCCGAGCAGCTCGATTTCGGTGGTCCGCGCGTAGCAGTAGCCCATGTAGGCGCCGCGCACTTTGCGCACCATCGAGAGGAGCCGCCGCTTGGCGCCGCCGCCGTCGTCGACGTACTCTTCTGGACCGAACAGCGGAACAATCGGAATCTCGATCCACTTCTGCGGCTTCTTCTTGAGGATCTCGATGCCGTTGGTGATGTACTGGACTACAGACGGTTCGTAGCAGTCGCGCTGGTCCTGCAAGGGGAAAGCCGCATGCCCCTCGGCGTGCTTAATAAGCACCTGGTCGCCGCGCACCTTGCTGCCCTTCGGCAGCTCGTCGAGATAGATTTCGGTCGGCTGCGCGCCCTCGTCGCCGCCGATGAGCAGTTGCACGCGCTTCTTCTTTTCGACGCGCCAGTAGGAAGCGACCTGGATCCGCTTTGAGTCGATCCACGCCGGCGCCAGTTCCATCGCGTTGCCGTCGAAGCTGCGGATCTCGGCCTCGGGCCACTGTTTGAGGAACTCCTTTTCGCTGAATCCCTCGAACTCGAACGCGTACCCCATGTCCTTCCAGTCCGGCTCCTTGGCGTAGGGGTCGAGCAGAATGGTGTCGGGGTTCGGGACTGTGCCGATGTAGAGTTCCTGGTCGAAGCCGCCGGCGGGGTTCACGTAACGCGAGCCCAGCTTGATATAGCCGTACGACCGCTTCAGCATGTTCTCGCAGCCGGTTTCGTACGCGGTCTGCGCGTTCGAGTCGTACTCGATCTGCCGGATCATGCCGGCACGCTTGGCCGCGGTGTCGTCGGTGGCGCCGTTGCCGGTGGGGGTGACCTTCACGGCGCGCTTGTTCTGCCGCATGTCGCCCACCGTCTGATTCAAATACTGGCCCAGCTCATCGAAGGATTCGCACGGCCGCGGGTTGTCTTTGTCCGCTCGCGCTTTGCGCTCGTCGTCCGGCCACGGGCCGTCCGCGATCATGAGCATGTCGAGGCGGCCGGCCTCGCGAATGTCGTGCCATTCGCGGGTCGCGACATCAAAGTTTTCCCGAATTTCGGTCAACAGCTCTTCGTTGTCAGGCATGGGCGGTTCGGTTCTTGATCCACGAGCGTTGCTTCAGCTCGTCACGCGTCTGCGGGCACTTCGGGCAGACGGTTTTGCCGTCGCGTTGAATCCAGCCGGCCTCCGCGATCGCGCGGCCGGTCTCATTGACGTCGCTTACGGCGAACTCAGCCGCGCGCGTGCATTTCGCGCAAACGAGCGTGAGAGTCTTCGGCGACAGATTGGCTTCGGGTCGCATCAGCTCCACACGCCCGTGGGCGTTGGCCTGGCCGTGACCTTCGGCACCGGCTTGACGATCATGCGCGCGATCCCGTCTGTGACCAGGTAGCGCGTGGCGTCGAGGCGGTGATCGAACTTCTTGACGATCTTGCTCTGCATGCCGAGTTCGGTTTCCTTGGTTCTGCGGTGATAGCGGCCAAACTCGCCGCGCCATCCGGAGAGGCTCCGGAACACCTTGAAGCGGCCGGTGGCCATGCGTTCCCAGACTTCGCTGATGCCGGCCTCGACCAATTTGTGGCCGGCTTCAATCACGTCGAGGCCGTGCGCGCGGTAGA